CGTAGGCCGCGCTTTTCTTGCCGTTCATCATTAGTATTTCCCCTTCATTTTCATAGCGCATGCGCCCATCTTGGCGCACTTAGCTGGGCTAGGGCATCCTTTGCAGGGCTTAAATGCTTTAGTCATCGGCATCGGTTTGGCTTTAGCTTTCATTACTTTCTCCTTGCGGCTCTCATGTTATCCACGAGATTAGGGTATGGACGGCCAGCTTTCTTGGCCGCTGCTTTAGCTGACGCCTTCTTTGCAGGTGACAGCTTTTTGGGTTTCCCCAAATCGGATGGGCGAGGTTGTTCCCAGACAGGTTTTTTCATGTCAGCACTTCCATGCGCGTAGAGATTTATTGATACGGCTGTTCGGGTCGTTAGCCGTCTTCTCGCTAGTTAACTTCTTCTTCATCCCTTTCATCCGGGCGCAAAAAGAATCACGACGAGAACCGCCTTCAGGCTGCGGTGCCTTTAGCCCCGGCTTGCCGGGGTTAGCTGCGTTGTATGAGGCGCGACCCTTGGCGTTCAGACCGCCCTTCGGGTTCTGCCCTTCCTTGCGCTGCCATGCAGGAGTCTTAGCCATCATTCTTCCTCGTCAAGTTCTTCGCCACGGACTTCAGCAATCCGGCGCTCCATACGTTCTCTGAGGACTTCCAATTCCTCATCGAGTGCGTCGTAGTCAGGGTAGCCTTTGCTGTACTCTTCCCTCTTAGCCTTACGCATAGCGGCTTTGAAGTCCTTCTCGATGCCCTTGACTACCTTGTCTTGGATAACCATGGACTCGTCGACATCGTAATCATACGCCTTAAATCCAAGCATACGAGCAAAAACTAGGTTGCTAGGCATCGCTCCTGTGACACCAGCTTTCTCGTCTTTGATGTCGCTTACTTTGTCTAGGTTGCGGCTCGACAATGCTGGCGGCAAAGCCAGATCGCGAACGAACCTTGCTGAGTTAAACAGCTTGTCCCACTCCGAGTCGGTAGGCTTGTGAATCGCTTTGCCGGTGTATGGGTCTACGCCGAACAGCAAGCCAGCGGCTGCGGTCAGATACGGACCGCCCGGGGTAACAGCTGCGGGAACCCACGACTGGCCCATCAGACCATTCGGCAAACCTTTGGTCATCGACGCGAACGGCACGTAGTCACCCAGCTTGTAGTACACAGGGTTCTGCGCGTCGCCGAACGGCAACCGGATAAACATGTGTGGGCCCATACCGAAGAACATACGCTCGCGCATGTACTCAGGACCAGCTTTACGTAGCTCATCGTCATCATCCCCAGCCATAGCAGCCAGCGCGACTTCGATCAGGTAGTAAGAAGCGATGACGTTGGCGATCTTCCATGGCTGGTGCAGCGCCATGCGAGCCAGAACCGGTGTGATCGCGTAGGTCCACGATATGAACGGCAGGACCGACTGACGTAAAACTTTGACCGCCTTGGAGTCGATGTCGTAGTCTAGGAACGCCTTGCGGGCAAACGTACCTGCGGCCTTTAGTTGCTCAGGAGTTGCAGTAGCTGTGCCCTCTAGATTCTGAAGATCGCCAGCTTTGGTCAAGAACGCAGCCAGACGGAACACGTTATCTTCGGCAGCGTATGTCTCGGTGGCGATTTCATCCAGCCTTTTAGCTTTACCAGCTGCCAGCTGAACTAGCTTCTGTGCCTTCGACTTCTCGTAGCCAGCAAACGCGGACATACGCTTCATCAACGATGACTCGCCGTCAACGCCCATGTTCTGACCCCATGCTTCGTACAGGGCTTGCTTAACTTCAACGCTAGAGTAGTCGCCCAGCATAGCGCCTGAGTTCATGAACGCCGACATCAGGTCAAGTTCAGCCTTTTTTAACTTATTGGGTGACACTTCATACAGCGAGAACAAGCGCGCAGCTTTACCAATCGTCATGACTGGGATGTCGTGCATCATTGCCAGCGTGACGTTAGACGCGATGTTGGTGATGTGGGTGCCGGGGTTGTAGACCGTCTTGGACTTCTTGAACCAACGCATCGTGTTGTTGAACACACGATTGTGAATCAATGGCTGACGGTCAGACATGTCTAACAACGCACTCCACACCGGACCCGGAATGATCTTGCCGCCGAGGTCGCCGTAAGTTGGCGTGTCAGGCAGTTGCACCCATGTACCCGTGCGGCGGTACAGACCGATAATCTCTGGCGATTTAGCCATGCCCTCAGACACGCGCAGAATCTGATCTTCCCGCACCGTGCGACCAGTTGCGTCTTTGATCTCGTCGATGTCGTTGAACGCTAGAGAAGTCGCAGTCGGCTTGCCTTCTTCGTAACCATACACCGCCATGTTCTCGAACAGCTTCTTGCTGGCGTAGTTAACAGCCAGCGCAGACATGGTGTTGCGCATGGCGTTGGCAAGTTGGTCAGCCTTCTTCTCTTCAACGGCTTGCTTGGCAGTCATACTTGCCGAGAAGCGGTAGCCGCTCTTTTCGTTGTGGTCAGAAATCCACCACTGACGAGTAGCATCGACTTGATAACCCACAGGCGACTGCCGACCACGCTTCTCAAACTCGCTTACCGACATAAAGCCAGAAGGCTCAGGGCCAGCTCCGGGCTTCAGACCATCTTTCTTGAAGACTTGGTAAAAACGCCCGTCGAGTATAGGATCGCCTTCGTCGTTCTTAGCCATCCAATCTTGGAAGCCTTCGAGAGTTTTCTCCGTGCGATGCTTCAGACCCATAACACTTGCGAGCTTCTGCGCGCCGAGAGTGCTACGCGCAATCTGTTCGCTGCGGGTCGCATACAGGAGAGACTCGGAAAACTTATTGTCGCGGAAGAAGCTACGCTCCGAAGCTGGTAGCTCGCTTACGTACATGTCGAACCACGCCCGCACGTTGTCTGCTGTGCGCTTTAGGATTTCTTGGTCGGGCAAAGTAACTAGAGCTTTCTTATTACCGTCCATGTAGCTCATTAGCGCCAGCACTTCATGCGCTGGGCGGTTTGCTACAAAGTTTGCGAGGCGGTCCAGTTGCTGATAGCCCACGCTCTTGTTAACTTTGAAATCCTCGATCTGCTGTTTAGTGTACTCACCAGCACTGAACGTCGAGTTAATGTAGATCAGGAAACGCTCAGCCGCAGGGAAGTCCTTGCGAATCATATTTGCAAGTTTCGATGTGCCTTTGGAAACACGCTCAGCGACGTTCTTATCCCAGCCGATAATGTCAAACGCGAACCGAGTGCTGAGCGCAGCAGGAGCGATGCGGGTTGTGTAGCCGCGATAATCTGAGGCTGTGATGCCAGCAGCTTTCTCAGTGCCCTTGTTGCTAGACACAGCAGCTTCGAGGATGTTGCCGCTCTCAGTTGAGAACGTGCCTTTGTTGAACTGCGACTTTAGCTGGTTCGGTTGATATACCGCCAGATTCTTGCGACCGCTCTCTTTAACGTAGAACGAGTCAAACCCAAGCGACTTGATGGCGCTCTGCACATCATCATCCTCAATGCGGTCCCACAACCCTTCGGACAGGTCTTGCAGCAGGTTAGCGTCGATGCGCTTACTGCCACGGATTTCTTTTACCCGCTCAACAACGCGCTGAACATGCTCTGAGCTTTGGTAGTCGAACGGGTTCTCCGCACGGACGTACACAGGGATAATATTGGCGCGAGACGGTAGGTTTTCTCTGGTCGCTCTGTAGACTTCCATCTGCACTTCGGATGGAAAATCCAGTAAGCCGTCGATCTCTTCTGTGTATACGCTCGACTTAGGGTCATTGATCATGCGGCGGAACTTTAACCGCTGTGTGAACGACAGACCTTCTTCTTTTTTCAGCGCAGCCAGCGCGGCTTTGCGAACATTCTCCATACCCTGCGCGTCCAAGAACTGCGATGGGCGTTGCGACATAAACGCTTCGGATGAGCCGGTAAACCGACGTGCAAACTCAGGGTCATCAGTGACAAAGATAGCGCCAGCTTGCTGCGCTCTAAATTCGGAGATGTCCGCAGCCGTGCCGTGGTACATGAGCCTTGGCTTACCTGCTGCGTTAACAATCTTAGAACCACCGAACCACTTCTTGAACGCAGTCGTTGCGATGTCAAGCATCGACCCGCTTAGTTTGTCAGGCATCTGCTGATCGGTAGTCGCTGCCTTGTTAAGCAGGGCGATTGTATCTTCGAGAACATCGTTAGCGACTGTGTTGCGTACGCCCAGCAAGGATTGCGTCAGGGCTACGATGCGGTTCCACAAATCCTCAACAGCGTTGCGCCATGTGCGGGCTTCTGCGTTGGGTGCGCTAGGCATCTGCTTTAGCAGCGCCTTGAAGTCAGCCAGCGTGTTGCCGTACGACATCAGTTCCAGCACCGCGTCTAGCTTGGCGGTTTCCTTGCCCTTACCCTTGCGACTCAAAATATTTCTGAGTACGCCAATAACTTCGCCAGCCTTAGCTTTCTGCGACTCGGTGAGGTTGGTCTTATTCAGATCAACCTTCATCACCTTATCGAGCGATGCCATCAAGCGCTGTACTTCTGGCGCGTCAGGATTGGAGTAGACCAACCATTGCAAACCAGCGTGTAGCGCCTCGTGCAGCGTCTCTTCAGCGGATGCAGTCCTGTGGATTCGGATAGTGTCTGTAGCTGGGTTGTACGATGGGTTAGTTACCTTGTCATCGTCGGCAATCCACTCGATCTTGGGCTGACGACCTCTGCGCCGCATAGCTTGCACAATAGCTGTAGCCAGTGCACTGGAGAACGCTGGTTGGTTCGGTCCACGGAAGAAGTTCAGTACGCCAATGATGCCTTTGCCTTCCTCGACACGAGCTTTATGGCGGTCAAGTGCGTCCTGCTGCCGAGCGGCAAACTCTTCATCAGTCTCTTTGGGCTGCTTTACTGTAACGGGATTGAACGGCTTAGACGCACGGCCTTGCTCAGCTGCGACCAGAGGCGGCGTTGTTTTAGCGCCCTTCGTTGATTCACGTGACGGTCTTGTCTGCTCGGAGGAAACAATACCTGCTTGCTCAGCAACATCCAATTCACCGTCTTTGTACGCGCGCCAAGCGCGGGAGATCAGCGAGTCCAATGCTGTGTCGTATTCTTTTTGCGAGAACGGCGAGTCTGGCTTTTTCTTCAGCATCGCAGCAAGCTCGCGGAACCGCTTCGAGTTTACCGGCTTACTATCACGCTTCTGTGTGCGCGACTTCAGAACAGCGATCAGAGCTTCGGCGTTCATCTCGCCACCGCTAACACCAACAAGCTCGTCGATGGCGTTACGTAGTTGCTGGCGAAGACCAACTATTTTCTGAGTTATAGCTGCGGCTTCTGCTTCTGCGATAGCAATAGTTTCAGCGCCAGCTTTGGCTTTTATCATCGGAACGTCTTTGCCAGTCTTCAGCGCGTTATCTTGCGCAGACGCTAGGTCACGAGAAGCTAGCAGTACACGCTGGGCTGCGTCATACATTTGGCGGAGTGTTCCGGTGTAGCGCGCTGTCAGCTGTGGGTCAGCCTGAGCGCCCGTATCTGAGTAGACAATCGGTGCTACATCGTTCGGGCTACGCAGCATGCGCACTAGCCCTTTGAATAACCCTTGCGGCAGCGTCACACGCCCAGCGGCTTCGCCCTTCTCGCTGGCAACACTTGCGTTTAGTCTGTTGATGATGCCTTCGATTTCAGTAGCCAGTTCATCGCTGACTGGTTCTTTCTTAGCCTCGTTAGCAGTCTTGATCTCATCGCCACGTGTGACCTTGACTTCAGCGGGCGGTGTGACAGGCGCTGCGGCTTTCGGCTTACGCCCACGTTTTGCAGGTGTAGGCGCAGGGGGTGTAAAAGACCCCGGTGCGGGTGTCGCACTCGGGGAAACGCTCGGGGGAGCGCTAGCGGGAGCTACTGGTTCGGCGATACGATAAACGCCAGATTCGTCAACAGTTATGCCCGGGATACCTTCGACCGGACGCTGTGTAGTTACTTGTTGTGCGGGACCAGCAGGAGCGCCAAGGCCACGGGGTATTTCTCTACCCATCGACACAGTGGTGTCTTCGGGGGCCATGGTGTACAGGCCGCGACCAGTTTGGTAAATGCCGGGGGCGACTTGCTGACCAGTCTCTACCTGCTGCAACGGAGGCTGCTGCAACGGGGCAGGTTGTACCTTGTTCTCGCCAGTCAGCAGGTCTTTCTCTATTTCTCCGTTGGTGAACTTTTGGTCATACAGCGAGTTCAGATATTCGTTGAACCGTTGTGTGGCTTGTTGTTCGCCAAGTTCACCGATCTCAATACGGCGGATAAAGTCAGCAGCGGCGATCTTCGACTCAACCGGTGCTTCGGGGGTGCTAATAATCTGTAGCGCCTGTTTTGCTTCTGGCATGGTGTAGGTATCACCCGGACGGCGCAAGCCAAACCCGCCGCCCATAGCCGCACCAGAAGCAGCACCTATAACAGCTTCACCACCCACACCAGTCATTAAGTCTTGGCCGGTGCCAAGGTTAACTGCCATACGCTCAATAGCTGACTGAGGCGCTTCTTCCAGCAGACCTTCGCCGACGATACCGCGTGATACACGGCTTACTGTGCCGATGTCTGGGGTAAGCAAGTCTGCTGATTCTCCCCGCGCTAGTCGAGCGGAGATCATAGTGTCAATGTCGCTACGGCCCATCAAGCGGCCACCGAAGTAACCAAACGCTGCACCAGCAGCGCCAGCGGGCAGCGCGTATAGCCTGTCCATGTAATTGGGGGACTTCTGCGCTATGTTACCAGCGACACTACCGGCGATCACAGAACCTTCGCCAAACGCAGCCGCCGCCGCTGGAGTCATTGTTAGCCCAAGACCCCGCGCACCGAGTTGCATACCACGGCCAACAGCGCCACCGGCGAACATTGATGGAATAGAGCCAACCGCAGTGGGTACAATCTGGTACGGGTTTTCGTACAAGTACCCAGCAGCTTCTTTTGCTTGCCCAAACAACGACTGATTTTCGCTAGCTTTGAGCCGAGCGGACATTTCTCGCTGTCTTTTAAGCTGCTGCTCAGACAGCCACGCGTTCTCAATAGATTGAGACAAACTACCTAAAAGTTCAGTAGCAGGAATGGTGTATTCATCCATCCCCGGTACGAGTGTGCCAAGACCAGTAATCGCAGCGCCAGCTTGCGGGATACCAGCAAGTACTTTGACACCAAGATCACCTGTGCTGCGGAAAAACCCCGGGCCCTTTTGATCAGGAGGTGGGGCGGGTTCTTCCGCGTAAATATCAGCAAGACCTTTTCGCTTAGGACTAAGCCAAGGCGCACGATTTAACCGGATAGGCCCTGAAGTTCCTGTAGGTGCGCCTACAGCTTCTCGCGCGCGGTTAACTTCTACTTGCCCAGCAGCACGTTGCCCGGGCGTGTCGGTGGCAGCGTAGCGATTTTGCTCTTCTTCTATAATACGTAAGCGTTCTTGGTCCCGCGCTAACTGCGCATCCGGGCTAACCCGCAAATCCTCAAGCTCATCATTCCTTAGTGGCTTAATCCAAGGCGCGCGGGATAGTCGGATAGGTTCCATTTATACGCTCACTTCTTCTTTTTATCTTCGTCAACTGTTGGCAGCTTTTCTCCCGGCCTAGTAATAGGGCCGCTTATTGTTTTGCCGCCACGGCTACGCTTGTACTCAAGTATTTCCCAATCTTCTTCCTTAGAGCCGTCGCCTTCCTTTAGCCGCACGTACATGTCTTCGCCGGTTTTTGGATTAGGAAGAACATAAGTCTGCCCAACTTTAGGTTTAGGCTCAGTACCGCCACCGCCGCCACGCGATAAACCACCTCTTCCAGTTAGCTGGCTGTTAACATCGGCGATGGCAACGTCTATGGTATCAAGTTGCCCAGCTAAGGCTTGTCTTACTTTCTTTGCTCTGTCTTTTTCTTCTTTGTCGCCCATCCCATTAATAATTTCGTCTTGGTCAGCTATTTGTCGAAGAATACTGTTGCGCTGCCCAGTTAACGCGGTGCTGATCCTAGCATTATCTTGCACAGAGTAGTCACGGCCAGCACGTTGCCCACCACCTCGTTCGTAGTAATCCGCACGGCCTTCGTAGTATCTAGCTTGTGCTTCTTGCGCGCGCATCTTGCTCATCCACTCGGCTTGTTGCCCCGGGTTTCTGGCGCTATTGATTAAGAAGTCTCTAGCTTCTAGGTCGTTTTTGAATGAATAAGTGCTAAGAACTTTATTAGGGTCATCAGCAGAGACAAAGTTAAGCGTTACTTTTCCGTCTTTGCCGACAACCCTGTTGACGTTAGTGCTAGGGTCAAATAGGGGGTTGTCGTTAAATTCTTTAAGCAGACCGTCAATACTACCCCCAACTTTACGGAGGGAACGCTCAACGCTATTGTTCATAAATTTAAGGTCTGCTTCGTCGATACCAGCGACACTAGCGACAAAACTATTTAATTTATCTGGTGGAAGCCTTGTGTTTTTTCGTACAGCATCTACAAGCTGTGCTGGTGTAGCTGTAGGATTTGTAGCAAGTGTATCTTGAACAATTTGGCTTGCCTTATCAACTTCTGCGTCAATCCTACCGGTACGCGCAGCTTGATCTATTTGTAGTTTGCTTAGTTGTTTAGTAAGATCAAATGTTTCTTGCGCACGATCTTCAGCACGTGCCATCGAACGGAACTTCTCGCCTTCAATCGGGTCGTACTCAGATAAGATTTGCGCGTAGCGGTTCATCAGCCCAGAGCGTTGTTGGGCTTCAGTCGGCATTTGAGCAAATTGTTTGCCGAGGTACTCGTACTGATCAGGACGTATTGTCCTGACAAGCTCTTCTCTTGTTAATCCCTCAAGCCGTGGCTGCACCACTGGGCGAAGCATTTCTTCTTCGCGTTGCAAAGCCTCTGCGTCGGCTGCTAGTTGGTTTTCACGAATTTGGTATGGGTATTCAGAGGCTAAGTTACGTGTAGCAAACCCGCCACCTTCTGTTGATACAAGAGGGCGGACTGAACGAGTACCATCAGGGTTAATCTCTACGTTGTAGTAAGGGCGACCTTCAGCATCACGAGCATTTCGCAACGCTTCTTCGTACCGCATGTCTTCTACTGCTTTTTCATCTCTGGTCTGTTTATAAACATCGTAGCCAAGACCTTCTTTAGTTGGCCTTACTTGATACAAATTTCCAGTCTCATCCGTTGTTTCAGAGATTGTGCGAAGTTCTTCTCCTAGCCCTTTTGTAAACCGCTCGTAGGGCTTCTCTTTTTGTGCCTCTTCAAACTGGTCACGCATACGACGCTTGCGCAACGCCTCGCCTAATTGCGTACCTATAGAGAAGCCTTGCGCCAGTCCAAGCCCAAAGTTAGCCATGATCAGACCTTTATCATGCGGATGCCGAGGGCACCATAATTAACCAGTTTGTACCCACGATGATCTTCCACCACCGCTTCAGGGTAATCTTTCTCAACCTCATCCGCCATCACGCCTTGCCAGCGAGTATCTGGGTCGTCTTTGTAGTTGAAGTGGTACAGGTTTAGACCAGTAGTAGCGTCAACGCCGACTTTCTCGATATTGTCTTTTAGGCGAATATCAGAGCCACCGAACCCTTTGAAGCCGCCGCCAGCCCAACCGCCAAGGCCGGTGCCGATAATTGTGCCAAACAGATCAGGTCTAGATGCGTCAGCTGCGTACATCTGCCCCTGAGTGCTGAGAATATTCCCAAGCCCGCTTTGCAGCATGTTCCGACCTGAACCAATAAGCCCAGCGCCCTGCCCGAACGCAACATTGAACTGATTGCCGGGGGCCATGTAGTTACCACCAGCAGCGCTACCAGCAGCTGTTGCGCCACCATAAGCGGCAGCGGATGCTCCGGGCAGACCACGCCCAAGACCTGTTACGTCGAGCTTGCGGGCAAAGCCCATCTGCTGAGCTTGTTGGCGGGTGCCTGTCATCGCGGCGGCGCGCTGCGCGGCCAGAGCGTTCTGCCCTTGTTGCTGCATACCGGCAAAGCGGCCAGAGTTAGGATTGATACCCATGGCGGCTGACGCGCGCTGGGTGGCTGCTTGAGTTAATCCAAAGGCTTTGCCAGCGTCAGCGGCTGCTTGCTGGGCTAATTGATTGCGATAGGCTTCAGTGTCAAACTGTTGAGCTTCCGCCGCCAACCCTCGTTCAATGGGCCTGAACGTCTCCATCTGGTAGCGGTAGTAATCCTTCGCTTGCTGCATTTGATCACTTTGCGCCTCGCGCTGCTGATCAGCTATTTGCCGGAGAAGCGGGGTCATCTCAGCGTATTGTTGGCGAGCAAAGCCTAATTGCTCTTTGCCTAATCCCGCCATGATCTGAGCGGACTCTTTACTCGCTTCGGCCATAGGCCGATAGTCTGGTGGTGGGGCGGAATTTTTACCCATTTCCTATCCTTTCGGTAGCCATCTGCATTTGTCAGCCCAGATAACTAAGAACATCATGTCCGCGTTGTCGGCGGCGTCTTTCATTACAAATTCTTCTTCAAACCCAAGTTTCTTATCAAATTTGATAATGTCTGGGCGGTCAGTCGGCACCACCCCGGTAAGTCGCTTGAGTCCTAGTTGTCGGAAGGAGTAGTCTGCTAGCACACGGAATAGTTCGAATACTGCCTTGGACGGTTTGTCTATCGCTATGTGGCAATAGGCGTTCGAGCTATTGATATTGTGGATTACAACTCCTGCAACGATCTCCCCTTCCGATTCCACTCCAAACGCGTTGAACCCTTCCCACGGTACTACTTGGCCTATCCTCTGGGCGACCCAATAAGCCACCCGATTTCGGTCGTAAAGTACTAATTTTGCCATTGCGTTGTATATATCACACGGGTATGCCTGTGTAAAGATTAGCCGCTGAGGTAAATACAAGCAATTTGCTTGACCTCCGTGGGGCTAGAAAATGTCACAGATTCCCGGGCTTTTGCCACTGTGATCGACCGCACAATATCGTCTGCTTGCTTCATACCTTTGCCGGGGATCGAAGACGTGACAATTAAATCGCCAGCTTGAATATCTCCACCCTCGCCACAGACATTGATCTGCCCTTCGCCCAACGCGTTGACCGCCATAATATTATAAACTTGGCAATCGGGTTCGTAGTCTGGGGACATAATATTTCTTCTAGTCTCCATGTCGAACCCAGCGATATAAACAGAGGGCTGTGTGTTGGCTAGTGGTCTAGGCGCGGAACACACTACGCCGATAACCGCCTTTTGATTTGCGGTTGAGCTAGTAGTTACTAGTGCAATCGTAGAAGATATTCCTTTCCTACGTATAATGCCTACATCGACAACAATATCGCCGACCGTAAAAGTATCCGTCTTTAAGGTAAGCGTATCGTGGGCTCCAGTAAATGGACCGTAGTTGGAGCCGGGGCCCTCAGCGTAAAAATCAAACCCATTTGCTGCACCTACAAGACCACCAGCGTTATTGTTACTGTTTAAGCCGCGTATACCGTGGTTGGTAGCAGACCCTGTGCCCGAAGCTAAGCCAATAACACCAATTCCCGAATTAGTACTAGACCCTTGTACGCCGTTTCCTGTACTAGCCGAACCATTAACACCAACGCCAGAAGTGGCTACGCCAAATACAGCAGCGACGGAGGTAGATGTGGCGTATATAGGAGGCGTCGTACCTGTAGTTGTTACATAAATTAAACCGTTTGTAGTGCCACCCACGGCAATTATAGGGTTGCCAGAAGAGTTATAAACAATAAGTTGATTGTTGCTATCGGAAATTTCTACTCGTTGCCCAGACGCAGCCGTTCTAACCGTGCCACCGGTGATTGTGCCGCCGGTAACAGTCAACGCGGTGCCGTTCCACGTCATCTTAGTGCCGGAAGAGTTACCGATTGAGAACTTATATGCAGAGCTGTCGTAGCCTAGAAAGAAACCAGTGCCGTTGTCATATCCGGTCTGCCCACCAATGATGTAACCAGTAGTACCGACTGTCAACGTACCAGTAACTGACAAGTTACCTGTGTTGGCTTCAATAGCGCTAAGCGTATTGGCGTTAATCTGCCCTGCGTTAATAGTGCCCGAGTAAATTACACTAGCACCAAGAGTGCCGGTTGTGATCTTGTCCGCAGTCAGGGTACCAATTTGCGCGCTGTTAATCGTAGCGTTGACAATCGATGCCCCGTCGATATACACGCCGGGGGCAAGAGTATTGCCGTTTGATGTATAACTACTAGTGACAACAGCTATCGGCACTGTGCTTGTAATCTGCCAAGTAACTGAGCCGTCAGTAACCAGCGAACCAATCGCACCGGCAATAGATGGTGCGGAGCCACCAGACGTACCGGCGACTTTACAAACAAGCATTTTGTTCGTAGTGCCGCTAATTCTTACTGATTGGTTAACCGCGTAAGCAGTGCTGTTAACTCTTAGCGGAACAGAACTAACAGGTAGTGTTACAGCAAAACGGTTTGCGTTAACAAAAAAGTCTGAAGTAACCGCGCCGCCGTCTACTAAAGTAGACATCAAACCAAAACCGGACACGTTGCCGTTGATGTCCATCTTTACGCTATAGATCGCGCGTATACCATCTATGGACTGAGTGTTAGTCTGAATAGCAGACGTGTTACCGTTTACAGTAGTTTGTAGAGTAGTAATGCTGGACGAAAGCGCGGAGTCTGCGTTAGCGCGTACTGTTTGCTCGGTAAGAATGTCAGCAGAGTTTTGGGCGATGCGAGTGTCGTCAGTAGCAACCCATGCTGTACCACTATACCGGTACGCCTTATTTGAATCATCGGTGTCAAACCACAAATCTCCAGCAACTAACTCTGTAGTTGGAGCTGTAGTTTGTCTGTAGGTTCTATTTTTGCTGTTAACGACAACAGCTAAGGCTTGCCTAGCGGTTACTTCTGCTGCGATAGCAGATGTGTTGGTTTCGATTGATGTGCGTTGAACAGCAAGCGCGTTGCCATACGATGAATACTGCCCAATGTCTTGCCAGTATGTTGTATTAGTCGGAAGGTTGTTTGTGGACGCTAACTTGCAACGATAAAGACGACTGCTGTATTGAACAGTCTCTCCTACTTGGTATGTTTTAGTAGATGAGTAGGCTTCTAATGCACCCACACCATCGATTAGGTTAATGCGCGTATTAAGCTCGGTGTACAACTCTGACTCTGTAATTGAACCAGCCAGCACATCTAGTAAGTAAGCAGGATCACTACCAGTCGTGCCCACAGTTCCAGCAGAAGCGTTGTACGGCCCAGCAACGCCGTCTTTATTTACGAATCGAATCCAGTAGTATCTAGTAGCCGCAGACCCTATGTTGTCTGCGTACACGTTGCCGGGGCCTTGTCCGGCTAAAACAGCGGCAGACAAATCATTTGTGCTGGCTGACCATATCTCAGTAAACGAATGTCCTGAGTATCTAATTGGGTCCCACGTAAGAATAATGTTCGCCAAAGCTCCTGTGGCGGTGAGGCCAGTAGGCGCCGGAGGCATTTCTACAACTGTCGGAGTATCGGGGGCTACAACATCACCTCCCGGCGTGACAATAACAACACCGCCTTTAATCAAATCACGCGCGGTTACATACCTATCTAGCCCTTTACCAGATAATATTTCTCGAACGCGGTCTAAAAACGCCCGCAAATCTTGGGGTATCTGGGACGATACTGTAGGTAGCTTAGACACCGACCAACTCCTCAACCGACTGCGCTACAGCTACTGAGAAGACTTCGTACGCGCCTTCTATCTGTAGTTCAAAGTCATGCCCTTGTTCTACTGGTAAACGGAACGCGTCTCTTGAAGCAACAGTTTGGGTATGGAATAAAGTCCCGTCCATGTAGAACTTCAGCGTCATGGGATACGACTCTGCTTCAAGCATCGCGCAACTAAACCCAGTAACCTGCGGCAAGGTAAACTTTTTAGAACGCCACGTATAAGATTTAGGTGCGCCTACTAGCCATTTCTTGAGCGCACGATCACTGAAGCCGAGGAACAATTGGTCGCGCTGCAAGTCCGTATAACCGCAAGTAGCGTAAATGTCGTGAAGAATAAACTGCCCAGAAGTAAGGTCATAAATAAAGCCACCTGAAGTAGTACCATTATTGTAAAAGCCTATGTATTTCAAATCGTGCATGTACGCGTGGATCGAAGTCGGCACAAAGTAGGATTGCCACTGCGCGCGAGTAAAGTAGTTCTCGGTAACAATCTTAGACCCACTCGGGGTCAGTAGAACTAGCCCATCAGGGCTAGCGTACATCACCACTCCGTTGGCGCTAACAATGCTGCGCTTGGACGAGCATGACTGCTCAAGGTCAGACTTAACCAGCACCATCGTGTCAGGCGATGTACCCTGCAAGAAGTACGGTGAGCCGGTTGTTAGAACAGCGAGCGTTGTATCCATACGCCCAAGCCCGACAACTGGGTAGTCCACCGTCTGTATGTACTGCTCCGGCCAAGCGTGAGGGTGGTACGGATCGCAGAGGTAAACGTCTCGTCCAACAAACCCAGCCATGATGCCGTTCGGCAGGTTAATCAATCCTCTTAGAGTCGAAGGTGGCGGGGTCCATGTCGCTGACGGCAACTCTTCGGACAATTCATCTGGGTCTTTCGAGTCAGTGTAGTTAGCGGTATCGTATGGTAGTTGCACCACAAATAAATAAACACCGTTTACCGAGCGGTAGATACGCTTGTGGGTAACTGTATACTCATCGATTGGAGTCCCAAAACCGCTAAGCGTAACTGTCTGCTTGTCATGAACATCGACAATGGCTGATGCTGGCGATGGGGCGGACTCAAACTCGAACCCGGACTCTTCGTTAACCCACGTATAAACATAGACCCGCGACTCTGTAAGGCTCGGCGCAGCAATGGTACCGGTGCCAGACATTTCTGCGTAAGTGGCTTTTGTAGGAAATGTACCTTCTCGCAAATGTAGAGTAGCCGAGGTGCCGGTAGCAACAGAAGTTACTACCGCTATTGGCGAGACAGCTCCATAAATCTCTACGTTAGCAGAAGCGCCGACAAGCCCGTATATATTAGACGCTACGGCAGGGTTAAACACAAACTTACGCACCTCACCATCATTCGTGAGTGTGGATAAGTACGAAAGCTCTAGGTCGTCTATGTTTGTCTGCGACAAAATTACTCTGGCAGGAGACGCCGAATCTGAGTTGAACGCATCTAGCTTGGAAGACTCAATAACCGCACCTCCCGCCGTGATGTATCTTGCGTAGCTTATTGCGTCGTTGTTGCCAGTGCCTTTCGCCAACGGGTCACATACAAGCACACTGCCGTAAGCTACCGCAGTAAAAATCTTGCTGCCGCCTGAAGATGGTATGAATCCACTAGCATTAGCTGAGTAGACTGGGGTAACACCACCGGGGTTTGGGTTAGTTAAATATCTAGCGTAAGACGGCGTAGAAACCGCCCCTCGGACTGAAGATATAACAACAGTATCGCCGACTGCGCCGATGTAAATAGCGTCTTGCCCGCCTACCTGATTTACTTGTGCTTGCATAGCAGCGGCTAAGGTAGCGGCGGTATATGTATTGGTGGTACCAATAAGCCGCATAATAACTGTTGGAGAACCACTTACAGTCATACCTACATCTAAATAATGCCCAGTCCGTACCGCTGCAATTTCAACAGCGGGTAGAATTATTTGTCCGAAGTTAAGTGCGCCAGCAACATCGACAGCAGTCATCCCTTCTTTGTTTACTCGGAAACTAGCAATGTCTCCAGCTATATAAGTCTGGTTTGTACGGATCGAAACGTCGACTTTGTTACCGACATCGTATGAGCTTATTTCTTGGTCAAGAATATACAAAGTGCCTACGGTATTAGCTCTGCCGTACTTCAGCGTACTATCATAACCGCTATAAGTAAACGAACCTTCTTCGTTAACTACGCTACCTGTTCGTATGCGTAGGCGCAGCTTAGCTGTCTCACCAGTCGCGGTGGTTTTAACTAGTACTTCGCCACTAACAACGGTCGCAGTCAACGTAGCAACAGCATCTAATGCTGTAGCAATAGCCGTTGCGGTATTAGTTGTAATGGCTACATTTGTATAAGTGTCCCCATCGTTTAAGCTGTAGTCAACACCGTAAGTCGACGAAGCTGCGTCTACGTTTTGCGCAGAAATATAAACCTCAGCTGGGTTGGTTGCTGGGTCATAAGGGCCTAATGATGTAGTCACAGGATCAGTAGGCGCTGGAAGACCAAGCGGACGAGAAACCGCAGGGTAGTTTGACGACGATAGAGCAATCGTGTTGTAAGTCGCTTTAGGCGGGCCGTCACCAGTGTAAAACGTCCATTCAGAAGCATCACCTGAAATCTGACTTCTACAAACATCAACGTCCGAACCCCAGTTAAACCAATACTGCGTATCTGAGTCTATGTCTTGGCCGTAGCGGTAAATGGTACGTGGTACGCCGTCTTTTGATAACGTAAGTAGAGACGATCCAACATTAGCTAGCGGCTGAATCGATCCAGAAAACACAGGGCAGTTAATAGCCACTTGCGCTTGTGTGTCCTGCAAATATCGCGATGGAGTCTTCGGTGAGATTCCTGCGAAAGATTTGATAACAAGTGCTGCCATGATGTGTCCTACTTTTTCAAGAGTTCGGCTCGTACTGTTTCGTACTGAGCCGTACAAAGTTCTAAGGCTTTGGCGAGCTTGGCTGCGTCGGCACTGTACCCTGCAAGAAACTCTCCATCTCGCCTTGCCAGTTCCGCGCCGGACGCTCCACTACAAGTGGGGGTGGTACTGGGCACGGCACCTTTGTCACTGGGGCGCTCGGGACGGTCGCGCAAGCTGTTAGCAAGAGCGGTAGCACGAGCGTTAATTTGCTGTATCTCACGGTCCTTCTCCTTGCGGATCGTCTCCGCAGATTCTTGCATATTTTGCTCTTTTTCCCGAGTAAGTTCTATCTCTTTCGCGCGCTCTTCTGCGAGCTGGCGCATCTGGTTATCCCACTTCTGCTGAACCTCAGCGCGGCCACTTTCTGCACCAGCGAAGAAGCTGGCTCCAGCCGCTGCACCTACCGCGAGGACTGCGCCGAGTATCAGCCAAGGATTCATTTGGGAGGCACCTTCGTTCCGTCTAGCTTCTTGTGAATCTTAACCTCGCGACAAACCTGCACCTCTTTGCCCTTGCGGTCTTTCTCAGCGTGGCAGACTTTCTTAGTCTCTCCGGCGTGAATCTGGAACACCAAGAACATACTTAGCAGAACGGTTACTGCCATCCGAGCGTAAAGTAGCATCATGAAATCTCCGGGTGAGGTGGTTGGACAGGGGCGGGTTTGCCACCATAGCCTGTAGCTACTGGCGACGAAGAATTGATAGGATCAATTGTAGGCTCCATACGAATAGGAGCCTGTGTAGGCGATTTAGGTGGCGGCGGTGATGGTGGCGGATCAGTCCAGTCGCTAGCCTTGGACACACCCGGAGGTGGATCGATTAGTTTGGCTACGCCGTCTTTACCCTTGATAGCCAAGAGGGTCGCCAAGGCACCTAATATGTATTTGCTCATGTCTGACAACAGCAAGAAAAACTGCTTGTCAGCAGGGGCGATACCTACCATCGGTTGCGTTACAAAAACGACACTGTACATCGCCAAGGTCGACATCATCAGCAATACCAAGCAGAAAGTCGCGCCGATGATTAGCTTGATAAATGAGTCGATTACGTCGGGAGTCCATTTCATTTTTGTTCCTCCGGCTTGAAGTCAGACGCGGGCACTAACTGATCAGGACAGGTGCCGGTCACGGCACATTCTGGCCGCTGACATTCCGGCTTGCCCCAGTTTTTGTTCGACTGGCATGGGTACCTGAAGCGGTCTTCGCACCCGCTAAGCCAACCGAGTATTAGAACCAAACATATTGAGTGCCAGCGCATAGTGATGCTCCCTATCCTCAAGTCCAATATAGCCGCCGTTAATCTTGTACGTCATCATCTTGATGTCGCCAGCGTCAGCAAGTTTGTTCAAGCCCTTCGTCTCCCAGTACCAACAGGCGCTCTGGGCCGCGCCCTCGAATGTCTCAAGGTACTCGGCAGCTTGCTCAGGTGTTATTTCTAGTGACGCGGCGAACCAAAAATAGTTGTCCTTGCCGGTCAGCTGCAAAATCCCGCGTCCGCGAAATTTGAACCCCTCGCCCGACGCTTCATCGCCATTGCCCATACGGTTAGCGTACACACGATTGGCGATCTTCTGCGGGTTGCGCTCGTACTGTTTGGCAAGCTCAGGGGTATCGAAGTACTTCTTGAAAATGCGCATCAGGCCAGATGCGTTGTAGTTCAGGTTCTCGGTGACAAACACAAAGCCACCGGACTCATGAGCGCATTGAGCTAGGAAAGCTGCCACGCGTTTGGGGGTATTGATCTCGTACTCTTCTAAGAGCGACTTGCCGCCTAGTTCAGTCTGCGGACCAAACAGCGTGTCGTACCACTGCTGTGCGTACTTGGTGTTAGGCGCGAACTTCTTAAACTGTGCAAGGGTAATCATTGCCCGTACATCCTTTCAATCAGTATTTCTTTGCGCAACTCCCGCATCTTCTTTACCTCTGTAACTGCCGCCTGTGTCGCGTAGTACATGTCGTAATACATAAACGCCAAGATCGGCATTATGATGAAGAACATCAATAGCACAGCCATTACCGTAACGATTAATGACCAAGGGACGTTCTCATCATCGCGCTTCTTGTCGTCAGCCACATTAGCCCCACTGCCCATATAACTACGAACACCACGGCTGAAATCCATGCCACCTTTGCCCTGATTTCCGCTATTCTTTTTCTGCGTCGCCATCTTGCGATCTGTATCAGTTTAAGTTCTTCGGCATGAGCGGCTTCTTGTTCAGCAACGATGGTCTGCCACATCTCTTCAAACTTGCTCCAGAGTGACCCCAACTCCGGCGGCGCTCGGTACACCATCGTCTCGCGTATCTCAACCAACATTGCGTCCAGTCTCGTCGTTATGATGATGCGCCGTAATGCCCGTCTACCAATACTTTCCTCACCCTTGTAGACCTTGCTTCCTGCTACCTGCTCTGCCAACAGCGCTTTACTCAACGCGTCATAGCTATCCATCAACACACCCAACTGGTCACCAATCTGGGTGTAGACATCGTTAGGGTCAGACTTCGCTACCTCCTGCACTCGCTGCACTTCAGCGTGATACTGTTGTTTCTGTACGGGAGTCGGATCAACAATCTTGTTGTATTGCTCCTTTAAGTCTTTAAGTACATCACTAACATCCCCTGCTGCGCCTTTGATCTCTTTATATAGTTGGCACCCTTTCTTGACCGCAGCAACGGCAGCGTTGGCAGCAGCAAGTAGGGTTAGCGGGTCAATTTAATCCTCCGCAGATGGCTTGGCGGTTATGTCTTTCCAAATCTGATAGACCTTATGGCCGATCAAAAGCAGGGTGTAAATAAGCGTCGCCCATAGAACAAGCTCGCTTACCTGAACGCCCATAACAGTTGCCAGCGACACAGAGGCTGGCGGGGCTAACTTAGCGGAAGCCGTAGTTAGAGTTTCAGTCGTTTGCGGTGACGAGTTCATTGCCAGACTTCCGTTTGTAAAATGCTAAGTTGGAAACAAGTCGCTCGTCCTCTGGCTCTAGCTCTACCGCCGCTTTGCCGTACGTGACCGCCTTGTCGTACAGGTCCAGATTATATGCAGAAATCGCAGCAAAATCGAAAGGTTTTGCACCCCAAACGCTAGGGTCCATGGTATATACCGCTTGCTTATCCTTGATAGCTAAAGCCCGCTCAGAGGCGTCCAAACACTCTTTCCATGCCTGTATGGAATAATAGTATTCTGCTAACTCCACCCATGGCTCCCGAGTGTTGGGGGCTTCCTCGGCTGCGCGCTTGCGCCATTCCAGTGAGTGATGACGAGAGCCTAGAGCGGCGTAGCTTTTGCCCAATAGGCGCATGGCGTAACACCGCTCGTTGGGCCAGTTGGCTTTGGGGTTATCCAGATACTTGAACAGGGCGACCACTGCCTCACCCCACATGGAGTAGAAGGTCAACTCACGGGCGTAGTAGAACGCATTGCGCGGGCAGTGGGGGTCTTCCGTCACAGCCAGCTTTAGTAGGTCTAAGTACTGCCCACGACTCTTCGTCGGGTCAGGCAGGTGCCGCACCAGTAGTTTATCGGTCTGGGCGTAAATCTCTGTGATCCTGCCGTCTGGGACAGGATATTCGTGGACGGGGTGGTGCCAGTGGTAGCCATGGCGGTGGTGGATTTTCTCGTAGTAGAACGAGATGCCACAGCCCCAGTCGAACTTATAGCGCAGTCGGGTTGTGTCTTCTTGCCATACACGCTCAATCTCTTCACGCCATCCGGGTTCCAGCACCTCGTCCAAGTCCAGCGAAATACATACGTCGTACTCGCGGGGGATCAGTGCCAAAGCAGCGTCCCGAGCGCGATCAAAGCGCCAAGGTGACACACAGATATCATGAACAACAGCGCCACTTTGGCGAGCCAGTTCCACTGTTTCATCGGTAGACCCCGTGTCGGCTATTAGCACCAAGTCAGCATCTTTCGCCGACTCACAGAACCGCTGGACAAACTGTGCTTCGTTCTTACTGATCGCGTATACGGCTATTTTCATTAGGGCTCCACAGGCCAAGTTATATCCCAAGGGAATCCCGTTTGCGACGGGACATCGCGCAACGCCTGACGGTAAGTAGCCCACGCAGTCTGATCTACTGGTGCATCAGATAGTTGTGTCCAGTCAGAAGAAGTTAACCGTTGGTTTCTATCTTCTCGCACTAAATTAGCTTGCTTCGAATTAACCGCAGTGATGGACTCCGTATCCATGTCTACGACTGAGTACTTCGTAAACCACTTACCTTCTATTTCTTCTACACCGTCTGGGACAACAATCTGGTAGTGGTTCGCGTAAGGATAAGGACCGTTTAGAACAGGATCAGCGCCAAACTCCGCCAATAAATCTTCGGTCAATATTTGTGGAAAACTAGTGTTTGGGTGCAAAGCGCGGAACTCGCTAGTTGTTACCACAGCACCATCAGATCGTATCCTAATAAACATAATTATCCTCAAGCGATAGCTAGATATACATAGGTTGCGCTAGGCGCGGTAGCGGCAGTGCCTCCGAACTGAGCAGCCATAAAAGTAAACGTTCCGTATGCTAGAAAAGCAGGAGAACCGGCAACAACCGAAGTTGCTGTAAGAGTCCACGTCGTGCCCAAGTTTTCGGAAACATAAATATCTGTCACGGGCGATCCAGTGACGTTTTCGATAGCGGCGTACAACTCCCCACTGGCGTAGGTAAAACAAACAGGGTATCGGTTAGCAGGTAGCGATCCCACTAGAGTCCATGTTAAGCCGTCTGTACTGCGGGCGACGCCCCCGAGTACGCTTGCGGCAATGAACTGTCCTTCCGCAAAGGTGAGGGCAAACATATTGTTGCTTACACCAAACACGCCACCTGTGCCCGTCTGAACAACCGTCCAGTTAACCCCGTCAGTGGACCGCTTAATCGTACTGTTCCCACCAACCGAGACAAAAACACCATTGCCGTAAACTATGTTTCCAGCAGAAGCGCCGGTTACGGTTGCGATATTAGTTCGCGTCCATGTAACGCCGTTGTCCGTTGATGTACAAACAAAAGTTCCAGCCCCACCTAACGCAGCCCATACCCCGCCACCAAACGCAACGCATTTTAATTCCGATGACGTAGTACTTGTACGCGCTGTCCATGTCGCGCCCGTAGGAGAGGTAGAGATTTTGCCTGTGGAGCCAACTGCGACAAACTGATTGTTGTCAAACGTTAAGCCGAAAATGCTGTCCGTTCCAAACTGGCTAGTACGCGCTGTCCATGTCGCACCCGTAGGGGATGTTCTAATCTGCCCGTTATCCCCACCTGCTGCAAACAATCCCGCCCCAAATACTCCCGTGTTAATAAACGCGGGCGAAGTAAAGCCGGGTGTTCTAGCTGTCCATGTTGCAGCAGTAGCTGTATTGATTGGGTTAGACGCATTACCAGACACCTGAAAACCGCTGGACAAGGGCTCTATCCAATCGGTAGTAGTGACTTCAGCGGCTGTGGCATTCGTCAGCCAATAGGGGTCAGTTGCAGCAGAAATACCGCGCGCGGTATCCCAGATAAACCAGCCATTAACCGCGTCAAATTGCTTAACAAGGACAAATCTTGCGCCATTAGTAAAACCGCAGTCAATGTTCTTGGTTGCGTTGGCTCCAACATAAGTACCAATCTTTGACACCCCAGCTAATGTTGCAAATAGATACGCTATATACGTTACACCGCTTGCATTAACATCTCCATCTGTGCCAACGGAAAACACACTAGCAGTAGGTCTTGTGTTGTTCCACAATACTGCGGCAGTGGTAAACGCAGTGGTAGCGTTCAAATTCATACTGCCGGTTGGGTCGTTGTTAGAATATACCTCCCAATTACCACCTATGCTTCTGGCTCTAACAATCATAAATTCAGGAGCAACAGTTAAGTTATGGGGTACAGTTCTATTCGCGCCTGTGCCTGTGTAGCAGACAACATCAAAAACTTGGGGCGCGCGTCGCAGTAGGTAATTAATAAACGTAGCTGCTGAAGCGTTTGTAATAGTTGATGTTGTACCTAACTTGACACCACTCATCACATCCCATGGATTTGCTTGTAATATGGTTGTGCCAGCAGCAGCTTCGGCAGTAGTAGCCGAAGAAGCCATGTACCCAGTTCCACTAAGCCTAGACGCTATCAACGACGCAACAGCCGACCCCCTGTTTTTTACGATAATAGCGTCGCTAACTAGCCCACCGCTAACAGTGGCGTTTGCGCCTGTACCAGTACGAGCCGATATCGATAACACCTCGGTCCCGCTTGTTGGTGTTTTCATCGGGCCACGACGAACGGCTATGTAAATATAAACTTCACCTGAAGCGTTAGCTGTAGTGCTAGTGGTAGTAACAGCAAAACCATTTGGCAAGAGGCTAACAAATTCTAAATCTGTGTCGACCGTAGTTTGGTTTGGAATCATGTACTTCTCAACCGCGCCATTCGACCAGCCACGCGTGTTGTCGACCATAGCCCAGTTTGTAGTCTGTCCAAATGTACTTCTTTTTAGAATAAGAAATTGAGGTTCGTATCCAAGCGTAATTGTAGGACCAGCTGCTGCGCCATTTCCTGTGTAGGAACCACAAGTAATCACGTTATCTGCGCCAGTTAGCCCGAAACCTCCTGCATCATGAGCGAACAAGTAAGCGACATAAGTACCACCACTAGCATTTACTGTCGCGTCTGTACCTAGTGAAAATACTGAGTCAGTTGGCGTTGTGCTATTCCAACGAGCAGCACCGCCCGCGCCAGCGATAGCACCAGCACCGCTGTTCAAAACTATGTAATGTCCGTTGGAGATCAGCCCACGATGGTAAACCTGCCAATCACCAGAAGCGTCTGTTCGCTTCACCATAATACAGCCCGGAACCGACCCTAGCGCGTGTTCTATTGTGCGGTTAGCACCATTGCCGGTATACGTAACTACATCAAAAAATCTTGGTTGCTCGCGGAATGCCCACGATACGTAGGTAGATCCAGCTGTATTTATCTTTGGTAGCGTGGCTATGCTGAACCCATTGGTATTAAAAGTAGTAAGGCCCTCTGGTTGTGTTGTTTGCCCTGTAGCTAAGTTTGAACCAATATCAAATGTAGCGCCACGAACAGTGTCGTATAACGCATGGTTCGTCGCATCAGAGCGACTTTTCAACCACACTAGACCGCCTTTACTCGCTGATGAATCGGTAAACGGGCCTCCACTATTTTGCGCCACTGCATTAAATACCGTAATAGTAAAAGCGTTAGATGAGTAATCGGTTGTAGGGCTAGGCGACTGACAAGTAAGCAGCGATGTTCCAGATATTGCCGTTAATGGGGCAGAAGGGGGAGTAAAGGCAGACGTGTAAACTGCGGTTCCTTTAACTATTCGCACATTAGAAATTAACGCATCACATAGGTCATTTCCGTCGGCACGTCCGCCAATGCTTGCTGCCGCTGTATTATCAACAAGAGACAAAGCAGATGAGATTGTGGTGATTAACGCCCCATTCAAAAACAAACGAATGTCTGTCCCCTGTCTGGCAACAGCAAAATGATACCAAGTGTTAGTTGAAACAATGCCAAAAGAAACGTTGTTTGCTATGTTGTTAGATGTTCCACTACTAGAGGACCTAAAAACTAAATTTGAAGTTGTAGACGGATTAGCGGAGTTATATAAAAGGGAAATGTTAAACGACTGAAAAGCAGTAGTGCCCTTCCCAATAAGCGTTCTAGGAGTGGCGATATTAGGCACAGGAACCGTGCTATAAAAAAACCCCTCTATAGTAAAATCCCCCGCCGCCATTTCAAACGCGGCGTTGTCTGGGATGGTTAACCAAGTGGAATTCAAGACATAGAACAAAACATTACCACCATATGATGAACCAAGAGCGATACCATTTGAAATGGATTGTACAGTTCCGTTGCCCGTATACACATTCGTTGAAAACACATCCTCAACAAAAACAGGCCCGCCAGATGCGTCAGTTTTAGTAGCTGCTGAAAACATCGCCCGCCCTTACGGTGTGAAGTTTTGATTAACTGTAATACCGTACCAATTAGTGCCGTCGCTAAAGAACGAATAAATATCCAAACGACTAGCAGTAGTGGTAACAACCGGTATAATCCCGCCCGACCACTTTACAGTAGACCAAGTTACCGCGTAACTACCGGAACCTGAACGAAGCAGCAAAATAAACGACTTGCCAGCAACCGCAGTAGGCATGGTAATTGTCGCAGAGCCTGTTAACGTAATGTCCTGCATGGTGCCGTTTGCAAGATCAAGCGTAATCGCGGTGCTGGAGTTAGCTGTAAATCTCGTTTCAACGTAATTAGTTACGGTGGGATTCGTGAGCGTTTTGTTTGTTAGTGTTTGCGTCGCATCTGTACCAACAACTGTCGTTGATGCATCTGGCAAAGTAAGCGTTCTACTAGCAGTTAACGTAGTTGGGACTAGCGTCACTGAAAAAGAAGAAGTACCTCCTGCCCGACCCTGTAGGCGAATGGCATCCTGCGCTGCTGCTGCTTGTGCTTCAATCACGCCCAACACATCGAGAGCCACGGCAGGGACAATTCCGATACCTACATTGCCGCTACTTGTAATCCGCATTCGTTCAAGCGGGGTGCTTACATTATCCGGCGTGGTCGAAAAAATTAACCTTCCGGGCATATCGGTAGAACCGGGAGTCCCATCTACTTCTACACTAATTCTTGCAGCAGATTGATAAGCAGTTCCATCAAATGCTCGATAATCAAGAGTTCCAACGTTATCGTCAGCTTGCACAATTACTTGCGCACTAGAAGTTCCACGAGATTTCCTAACCGTTAATAACCCTCCCGCCGTATCATTTGAGGATCGTTGAGAGTAAATATTTGAAAGTGCGCCATCAGTAGTACAACTAATATTTGCACTCGTACCGCTTCTATAAACAGCTAATTGTGTATTTGGTGTCGCTGTACCGATGCCAACATCACCGTCAGCAGTAACAACAAATGGTGACGCATCAGGATTTGCACTATCTTCAACAAGCAATGCGTTCCCTGAACCTGTTTGTGTAATGCGGAGTGCGCTGGTAGACGAGTTGACAGAGATAACAACATCCCCATCGTCGTCTATAGTGACGTTAGAATTTTGAACTAACTGCCCAGTCGTTCCGTCAAACCTAACTACCGCGTTATCTGTTGATGTACCGGGACCAACAACATTACCGGGGCCAGTGGGCCCAGTTGCCCCTGCCGCGCCAGTACTACCTGTTGGTCCTGTAGGTCCAACTGCACCAGTTGGTCCAACATCGCCTTGAATACCTTGTGCGCCAGTAGGACCTGTAGGACCGACATTGCCCTGAACACCTTGTGCGCCAGTAGGACCTGTAGGACCTACTTCGCCCTGAATACCTTGCGCGCCTGTTGGACCAGTTGGACCAGCTACACCAGTAGGCCCTGTAGGGCCGACATCACCCGTAGCCCCCTGTATACCCTGCACACCTTGTGGCCCAGTGGGACCAATATTCCCCTGATCACCTTGCGCGCCAGTAGGACCGGTTGGACCAACACTACCAGTAGGACCTTGCGCACCAGTTGTACCTGTAGGACCTGTCGGACCGATATTACCTTGCGCGCCTGTTGGACCAGTAGGACCTAGATCGCCCGGGACACCCTGTATACCTTGCGTACCTTGAGGGCCTGTGGGGCCAGAATCACCCTGAATACCTTGTGCACCGGTTGGGCCAGTCGGGCCAACACTACCTTGCGCGCCGGTAGGACCGGTTGGACCAGTCGAACCTGTTGAACCCTGTGGGCCAGTAGGACCATTCTGCGTGTAAGTAACTTGCGTTACCGTCGCAATCATACTTGGCACAACTGGAGTTGTTGGGGTTGTCCCCGCTGGTAATGTTTCTAAACTTACGTCTGTATTTTCTGTCTGCCAATAAAACTCAATGTAATCACCAGCAGTTACAGGCATTACATAATTCCAAGCGGCAATAATTTGTCCGTTTACACCGCCCGCTGCCCCCGGAACAGCAACTGCACCTCTACTATCAGCAATATCAACATTATTTTTTCTAATCCACCAAGACGTTTCAACAATTTGGTTGTGCACACTAACTGCTTGTGCGGAAAATTGAATGTTGTAAACACCTGTTTCACTAATATTTAATCGTGAGTTATTACTTAGCGTCACTCCATAATTGCTAGCGTCAGAATTATTAAATGTGATCGCGTAAGCAGTGGTTGTATTTGCAGCAGTTTGATCTTGTGTGGACCAAAAACTTCCCCAATGAGCCACCGTACCGCCAGCGCCCGGATTGCCTTGCGCGCCAGTTGGGCCGGTAGGACCTGTATTACCTTGATTACCCTGCGCGCCAGTAGGACCTGTAGGACCTACTTCGCCCTGAATACCTTGCGCGCCTGTAGGACCTGTTGGGCCAACGAACCCCTGTTCACCTTGAACGCCTTGTGGGCCAGTAGGGCCATGATCGCCTTGTACACCTTGTGTACCTGTTGGACCAGTGGGACCAGCCACACCTTGTGTACCCTGCGGTCCAGTCGGACCTGTTGCGCCTGTATTACCCTGCGCGCCTTGCGTACCAGTAGGACCTGTTGGGCCAGCTACACCTTGTTCGCCCTGTAAACCCTGTACACCTTGTGGCCCAGTTGGACCGTGGTCGCCTTGCACACCTTGCGCGCCTGTAGGGCCAGTTGGACCAGTTGGGCCAGCAATACTAGACGCAGCACCTGTTGGCCCAGTAGCACCTGTAGGACCGCTACCACTAGGCCCTGTTGGCCCTGTCGGGCCATCCAAACCAATATACCCCGGGGAACCAGTTGGGCCAGTAGGACCGGCTACATTAGACGCAGCGCCTGTTGGGCCTGTAGGACCAGTATTACCTTGCGCACCAGTTGGGCCAGCTACATTAGACGCAGCGCCTGTTGGGCCTGTAGGACCAGTATTACCTTGCGCACCAGTTGGGCCAGTTGGCCCAGCAACACTAGACGCAGCGCCTGTTGGGCCTGTAGGACCAGTATTACCTTGCGCACCAGTAGGTCCTGTTGGGCCTATAGGTCCTGTTGGACCAGCAATACCTTGAGGCCCAACTGCGCCCACTTCTAAAATAGAAGTAGAAACTTCATTAATTACGACAGTACTACTTTGCTCACTAACTACAACAGTGCCATCTTCTTCAACAACTACTACATTAGTAGTCATCGCGTAACCTCTTGAGATACTGTGACGCTGCCTTCTATAAGCCGTGTAACAACACCACCGGGAGAAGCTAATTCAAGATCGTAAACACCAGTAAGCCAAGTAATCGCCGCTGTATCTGCGGCGGATAAAGAAATAGTTACTCTGCCGTTCGAACCACTTATTACTAGCTTGCCGTTTTCAGTGGTAGCAGACAACAATACGGTAGTAGAAGGCCTAGTCTGCCGCACTTGCATACGAGCGGTATAGCCAGTAATGTTAATTACATTACCGTCGCTGTCTTTCCAAATAATAGGCAAAGACAATGTAGCGCCTTGCTCAATGTAAATATCATAGTTACCAGCGGGCATGATTGCTCCTTATGGTCTGATCATGCGCACTTGCATGTGCACATTTCGGCGGTCGCGGATGCGCGCGTTTGTCACACCTTGTTCGTAAATACTTTTATGTAAAGCGGCCATGTCTGGGCTAGACCATTCTTTGCCCGGAGTACGAGTGATGCGGTAAATTGCACCGCTAACTAATACATCCGCCCAAGTCTCATAAAGCCAAGTTTGAACGCCGGTAGCGGTTCTTGACGGCTTTAGCGCGATCTCGCCTTTCAAAGTGTACGAATTATCTGGGATAAAAAACAACCTTATATTACGGTCGTCTTCTATCCAAAAATGTGTTGGCTGTCCAGTGCGCTCTAAATCTTCTTGGTTTATTAGTCGTGGGTCCGTATGCTCTATACTTTTATTATCCACAAGAAGCCATAAGACTGACTCAATAACCACCGTAGAAGTATTAATTAATGGATAAATAGGTTGATCAGTTTGCGTAGAGCCCAAATCTAAAGACGACCTCCATACGTGCGTACGAGCGCAGAAGTCCGCCGCCACGGCAGCTAAGTTTGTCTCGATAGTCGTGTGTGGGCACCCGGGGATGTCGGGCGTTATGATGGGCAGAAAAGTATCCCAAGTAACTAGCGCCATTATCTATCCTCCGGTACTTCTTTTTGATCGCCGGTATTAATGCCATTGAGCGCGTCCATCATAGCCTGATAATACGCAGCCGCACGTTGGGCGTTACCAGCTTGCTCGACATCTTTACTATACGCACGGTACATCATATAGTCTAGAAGTGTATTGGCGTACGTATCATCTAGAGTAATAGTTGTAGTAGTAGCCGGATTCATTAACTGCGCTTCTGTAAGCGAGTGTGCGAGCGGAAACGTAGAAAAAACGATTTCTAGTTCCGTAGTACTTTTAGCTGGGGGGTAGACCAAAAACTCTTTGGGGAGTCTGTGGTCGAACATGTATTTTTCTATGTTGATCGAAGGCGTTGCCGTATTCCAGCCGGGAAGCTGGTCGTCCATAGTCTGCCGGTCAACAATTCGGATAGTTCTCTTATTCGAAGTCGCTGCCGCGTTAGCGATAACTTCTAGTAATCGTTGCGCGTTTTGAAACTGTTCAATATTTTGTCTATATCCAGCAACGCAAGTAAAAGTTGCGACCTGAGCGTTCGCGTCTGGGCGACGATTGACGATCTCGCGATAGCCATCGTTTAGCCAGTACTGAAGTTCTACAGCGGGCCAACGAACCGCCGTGGGGTCCTTTAGCAGAACTAGCGCTCTAGAAATCAGGTCTACAACTTTTACTGTCGCCATGTTGGTGTTCCTTAGTTAGACAACCCGATAGGCTCAGCATCAGGAGGAACGGGCTCATCCTGTACTTCTACAGGAGCAACTTCCTCGCTAGGAGGTTCAACTGATTCTACTATAGCCGTTTTGGCTGGTCTACCACGCTTACGAGGAGTTTCTTCGCCGTCTTCAGCCGCCAGCGCCCGACCCTCTTCGGTAAATACCAGATCGTCACCGTTGAGTTGGCCGAGGATTACCCACTGCCCGTCGATTCGTGCGCGCGCCTTACCACGGCAAACTTCGCCACCAAGTTTTTCTACAAGGTCGTAAACAGTCATCAAGTCCTCCAAAAAATTAAGGGGGGCCGAAGCCCCCCAGTTTTACTGCTTAGGCTGGGGTTGCCACAGCGCTGAGCATGGCGATCCAAGTCAGGCCGGTAGACCCGATCTGGATGCACTCTACAGCTTGCTGCTGGCCGACCACCAAAGCGGCGTTAGCTGCTGCGCCGTTGATGGTACCGCCGACCGGTGGATACACCTTGATGTCCTGCGCGGAATCGAGGTTAGCGATCACTACGCGTGATTGTGCCGACATATCGGATGGCAGAATAACGCCATCGTTGTCTGCGGCCACTGTAGTAACGGTAGCAATCGCGCCAGTGATGGCGGTTGCACCTGCTTGAGTTTGGGTAGTACCAGCGGTAACGCCGGTCTGTACGCCGCCAACAATAGTTGGGAACTGAGTACCTGCCATGATTTTCTCCTTAATAAAGAGGAAGAGGGGGGCCGAAGCCCCCGTCTATTACGATGCCGAACCGACTTGGGCCAGAACCAGAGCTTCTGGCTTAACAACCTTGCGGCCATAAACTGCCAGACCGCGAACGATGTCGCCGAAGTCAGTTTGGTTACGCAGAGGCTCAGTCTTGTTGACAGTCATCGCGAAGCCAATAGCGTCTTTCGTACCAGCGATCATGGTACGGCGAGCTTTGGCGTTCGAGACTGTGCCACCAGTTGCGGTGTCGGACAGGCCAGCCACCAGTGCTTTACCAGCAGCACCTTTCGGGAGCAGGTTCGACACGTAGACCGTGAAGCGGTCCAACATACCGATCTTGCCCGAACGGATGGTGCTCTCTGGGTCGCCAGTGAAGTACGCCTGAGCGATGTTCGACTGCATCAACAGATGGCGGTCAAACGGAGAAATCAGCAACCAACGGCCAGTCTCAGGGACGTTTTGCTCGTCCAGAACCGACGACATACGCAGGATGGCGTTCAGCACGTTAGCAGCGCTGGACTGGTCAACCGGAGTGGTGTCAGTGCCGAGGTTATAAGCAGCGGAGATTGCACCTGCCGAACCACCTTCGTTAGCAGAAGCAGGACCTTCGGTCACGAATGAGTTGAAGAATACTTCGTTCTCAATCGAGATTTTCAGCTGCTTAGCTGCATCTTCGGTGAACATGTTCATCAGGTCGATATCCGACTGATAACCCAGAACGTCGCTCACCTGAACGCCGAAGTACTTACCCTTGTTGACCTGAAGGTCGGTGTAGATCGGGGTTGGGACTTCATAGCTCAGGTTGTTGCCGACTTCGTAGTCAGAGATGCTGATCGACGGAGCCAGACGGATGCGAACGGTGTCGCCTTGGTTCTTCAGTTCACCTTCCCAAGTCGTGTTAGCGATCTCGGCAAGCATAGTGTTCTGGTAGAACTTAGCGTTCAGTTTGCCCGACCAGAGGGTCGGAATAAAAGCACCAGAGTAGCTAGGATTGGTGTTAAACGGCGCGTTTGCCGGAAATACAGTAGCCATGATGGCCTCCTAAAGTAAGATCAAAGTTGGTTTTCGATCAAGGCCACTGTTCTTAGATTACGCTGTGACGCGTCCTTCAAGATAAGCAGCATCGATCTCGGCTTCAAGTTTTTTAGCCTCGTCGAACTTACTGCTACGGGTCAACTCCGCAACCTTCTGGAACATCCGCTCCACCTCACGCGTGGTATAGGACTTTCCCTTCTGGCTGACTGGCGTCTGGGCCGTAGCCGAACGAGTCGGCTGAATTTGACGTTCCACTTCTGATTGCCGCGTGTCGATCTGTGGGGCTGCTTGCGTATCACGGAACAACTTAACGTAGTACGCAACGCCATCAGCGTCGCCACGTGCGTATGCGTCTTGCGCAATAACACGGCGAGCAGAACGCAGAATAGGATCGAACTCATCGAGCCATGCTATCCACTTGGGGTTGTTATTGATCTGATCAAAATCTGGTATGAGATGCCGCAGTTTCTGATCAAACGATACTTCCCCAACACGAGAGTCTGTCTGAACAAGCTCATCACGCAATTTCGCGTTCTCCGCAGCCAATGCTTCTAGCCGCGTTTCAAACTCTGCCGCTACTTCACGCGCAACTTTACGCTGTACCTCAATGAGATCAGCACCAAAAGTTTCAACGTCAGCATCGGTTACGAGAGATTTCCGACTAGGTTCCGTGCGCTCAACAGGCTTTTCAGCTTGCTGGGTACGCAATTGGTTAATGAAGGTTTCAAGTTCTTTGACTTTTGCATGCAGTCTAGGAACATCAGCATCGTACATACCTTGAAGGGTACGGTACTTCT